GGATGGGGCGGCTATGGCATGGGCGGCTTTGCAGGTGGTCTTGGGATCGATTTCCCGTGGCTCTTGAATGGTCAGAACGGGATCAATAACAATGTCAATGACGGTTTCAGAGATGCACAGCTCCATGACTCCGTAACTTCTGTCAGGGATGGTGTAAGCAACCTTGCTACACAGCTTTGCGGATGCTGTGGTGATATGCAGATGTCCATTGCCAATTCTACGGCAGGGATTCAGCAGAGCCTTTGCAATGGTTTTGCCGGAACAACTGCTGCAATCACGGGAGCGCAGAACGCGCTTTCACAGCAGCTTAACACCAATGAAATCGCCAACCTGAATCGCTCTTTCGCGGAGCAGACTGCCAACATGCAGGGTTTCAACGGCCTCAATTCCGGCGTTGCTGACCTTCGGTACACAGTAGCTACGGAAGCGTGTGCGGATCGTGCTGCGGTTGGTGATGCACTTCAGGCTGTCACAATGCAGGGTGTTAACAACACCAATGCGCTGCTTGGAGCTATTACTGGTGGAATTCAGTCTATTAAGGATCAGCTCTGCCAGGACAAGATTGATGCGAAGAACGAGACGATTGCCAACCTTCGGCAGGAGCTCATGTTCTCTCGTGGTCAGGCTTCTCAGGTGGAGCAGACTGCACAGCTTCTGGCAAACAACAATGCGCAAACTGCACTCTTCCAGCAGGGATTTGCCAATGAGGTGGATGCGCTGTACAACAGGCTTAATACTTGCCCTGTGCCGACTACTCCGGTTTATGGCAGGACTCCGATTTTCACATGCAATCAGAACCAGGGCTGCGGCTGTGGCTGCGGTTGCGGCGTAGGCTGAGTATCGGAGGTGTGACATGGCTGAATATTTAGCGAATGCGGTCCAGAACGTGGCTCTGAACGGCCCGATCATCTTTACAGCTTCTATCCCTTGCCGTAAAGGCTACGTCTACCACGAAGACGAGACAGGGATTTTTATTCTCCGTGGCATCACTAACAGCTGCTTTGCAAGGTACCAGGTAACCTTCAATGGTAATATTGCCATCCCGACCGGTGGTGCAATCACGCCCGTGGCTGTGGCCATCGCCGTCAATGGGGAGCCCAGGCTTACGAGCCGGGCGATCTATACGCCGGCGGCGGTGGATGAGTATGGCAATGTAACTTCAACAGCGATTATTACGGTCCCGCGTGGATGCTGCTTCTCGCTGTCTGTGGAGTACGTGGACGCGACCGTGGATGATCCGGCCACGACTCCCACACCTACCATTGAGGTGCAAAATGCGAACCTTGTAGTAAACAGGATTGCATGAGGAAGGAGGATAAAAAGTGCATAAATTATATGAGTATGTCTGCGACGAACTCAAGGATCTTGAGAAGAAAGCAGAAAAAGGCAACCTCTCCCTTCAGGAGGTACAGTATGCCGACACGCTCGCACACCTGAAGAAGAATCTCATGAAAGCGGATGAGATGATGGAAGATGAGTACGGCGAGTATAGCATGGCGTACTATCCCATGACTTCCTACGCTGAGGAAGGCGGGGGTAAGGGGACGTATTCCAACCGCATGATGGGCGGCAGGTCTTATGCCCGTGGAAGAGGATCCAATGCCAGACGTGACAACCGTGGGAGGTATTCTTCCCGTGGATATTCAATGGCAGGAGAAGATTTCCGCATGGAATTGGAAGACCTGATTGAAGACGCGCCGAATGAGCGCGTCAAGCAGAAGATGCGCGACCTGATGCGCGATATGTAAAGGGGGTGGCCTCTTGTGATCACAGAGAAGGACTTGCAGGAGGCCATCGCTGAGTGCGAAGGTCAGCGGAATCCGAATGCGAACACTTGCATTAAACTGGCGGCTTTCTATACCATAAAGCAGCATATGTTCGGTGAAGAAACTCCTGGAGCATACTCTTTCGCATCAGGCCCACAGCCTGCAGCGGCAAAGAACGTAGAGGATCCGGGAGTGATCACCTATGAAAGTGGCACCGAATTTGCAAAGGAAGTATACGGGATGGAGGTGGACGCGCTCATGCCGATCATGGATGAGCTGATGTCCACACTGGAAGTGATACAGCCGAGACTGTATGCCGGAGTGATGCGCAAAGTAAAAAGCCCTGTGTGATCAGCACAGGGCTTTCTACTTTTTGAAAAGGAGGCAAACAATGACAAAGAACCAACAACCGCAAACCACAACCCATAATTATGGTATCAAATATTCAATCTCATGTCAATGCCATTTTCGGTGAATGATTTCATTCATTTTCTATAACTTTTCTCTATATATTTCTTTCTATAGCTACTTTTCTATTATGTACTCATTTCATTCGTACTACATAGAAAAATAATAATAAATAATATAATATAATATAATATATTGACATATTGCGCCGCATGGAGTACAATGTTCCATGAGGCGTTGTTTTTTTTTGAAAGGAGGTAATCGTGTTACCAGACGTAAGTACAAGACGCAAACTGAGCGGATATGCAAAAGCGGATTACGACAATCGGCAGATCCATGCAGCAATCAATTTGAAAGTCCATGACGGCAAGACTACTGAGAACTGCGTCCGGATTGTCAGGCGGATGAACCAGTACTTAGATGATTCGAGATACCTGGTCATTGAAGCATCTGCGATTTTTTATTTTATGAAAGGACTTTTGGAAGGGGACTTTCAAGATTCGGACAGCGAAATCATCAAACTGTATGAGCAGAACATCGACAGAGATCTTCTGGGCAGCTCCATGAAGAATGTCATGAAGGTGATTAAGTCCATCGGGTCTCAGCGGAGTCTTACAAAGTCCGTGAAATATGTGATCAAAAAAAACCGCATCAACCGGGACTGGGAGGAACTTCTGATAAAATTCCTTGACGATCTGGAATCTCGTCTGAAGTATGTACAGGATATCGTGATTCCTGGTAATGTCCAGAACACTCCCATGGGTGCATATATGGATTATCTCGACAGCAAGGGGATAACCATTTTTGAAGATATCGCGCTCTATGTGGACAACTCGGGTCGTATTTTTGACGCTGATGACAAGAGTATCGAGATTTACAATAACCATGTTCTTCAGATCCTTTGCAACCTTGACGGTGATGCCACCGAGATGCTTTTGGAAAAAGCCAGATCCGGCATGGAGTACAGACAGGCAAAGGTCGAGAAGATCAGGGCCGATGAAGCAGAACAGAAACAGGCTGAATTTGCTGTGGGCATGGAAGAGTGCCAGTCGCTGGTACTGGGTCTGTGTTCCAGCGCGGGCAGCACATTCAGAAGGATGCGCATTGCATCGCTTTTATATTACTCAAAGCGCTGTGCTGATGTGTGGGTGATCGCGGCAGCGACTGTAAAGCCCAGGCGGTCCGGGTACTTGAAAAAATGCGGGATCGGTCGGTTTTCAGTATCCTGTATCGCGGATGCGTCTTTCTGGGAAACAGAAGAAGCAGCCAAGGAAGCCGCTGTCGTTTTCTGCGAGAAAGAAGGCCGTGTAGCGGAAGTCTCGAAAGTGGAGCTGTACGCCTACGGCATTGGAATTTAACAGATTTTATAAAAAGTTGTTGATTTCTTTTAGAATTTCATGTTAAGATAATCGTAATCGGAAAGGAGGTGAAAAAATGAGCGATCTGAGCGACAAGATTTTCATGTACCGCGCACGGCACAGACTAACCCAGACGGAAATGGCGAAGCGCTGCGGCATCAGCCTTTCAACACTCTGTGCGGTTGAGAAGCGGGACGAAGAGCCGAGCCCCAGGACTCTAATAAGGATCATGGATGTATTGGAGGGAGAAAACAATGAAAGTCAGCATATCGCAAATTAAGCTCTTTAAGGCGTGCCGGAGGGCTTATGAGCTGAGGTACATCTACGGCATGCAGCCGGTGGAGAAAGCTGAGGCATTGGAAACCGGGATCAGCTACCATAAGAAACTGGAGCAGATGTATCAGGATGAAGGCTGCGTCGATATAGAAGATTTGAGCAAAGAATCCGCTATGGTGTGCGCTTACGCCAAATACATCTATCCAGGATTCTATGTTGAATCTTGTGAAGAGTGGTTTGAGTATGAGCTGCCTGATGGCGACAAGTTGATTGGCAGACTGGACGGGATCGCGGAAGATGGCAAACTTGTGGAGCATAAAACCACGTCCCAGGAGATCGGGGAGGATTACGAGTACGATCTGATGTGGGACGAACAGATACTCGCATATATGCTTGCGACCGGTTCTAGGAAGATGTGGTACACAATCTGCCGCAAGCCCACAATCCGGCAGAAGAAGGGCGAGTCAGATGAAGCTTTCTTCCAGCGGATGGTCGAATGGTACGACACGGACACATCCTCAAAGATCCGGCTTCTTGCGGTCGAACGGACCGACGAGGAAGTGGAGCAGTTCAAACGCGATCTGGTGTCGATCACAGACACGATGAAAAAGGCTGAGAGCATCGGAGAATTTTACAAGAACTGCTCACATTGTTTCCGCTGGGGACGCCGGTGCGAGTACGCCAGCATCTGCCTGAACTTCGACCCGGAGCAGGAGTGCATAGAGTTTACCAGGAGGGAGAGGGAATGAGCAGGCGCAAAAGATACGAGCGAAATAGAACAACGAATTATTTGTCTGCTAAGATTTTCGGTGAGGAAAGAATTACAAAAATCGAAAGATATTGTGATCTTATGGGCGCGTCAAATCAGCAGTTCCTTGAAATGTTAGTGGATGAGTTTTTTGAACATGAAATTGACTGGCTGCAGACAATGACGAAAGAACAGCTTATTAGTTATATAATCAATAAAAAATGATGGAGGGAAAACAATGAGCACACTTAGAACTCTTGCCCGCGGCATTGCCAAGGAAAAGATGAAAAACTATGGCTTTGCAAAGTTTTGCAAGCATGATCATTATGGTCAGCCGTTTGAAAAAACAAGAACTGACAGCGTGTTTGCGAAACAGTGGCGAAACATACTGAAAGAAGACAAACCAAAGTGATTTTTTAAAGGAGGTAAACTGGACATGAGAGAGATGGCAACAATTGACAATCTGGTACAGGATCGGCACTACACGTCGCTGTTGTACTGCCCGCCCGGTGTGGGTAAGAGTACGGCAATTGGCCTGATCGCGGAATCCAGCGATGGAAACACCCTGGTACTGGATGTGGATCGGACGATCTCGAACACGCTCGCCAAAAAGGAAGTTGTTCAGGATGTCAGTAAAATCAGAGTTTGGCGGGTGGACAACCTTGCGACCTTTTCAGACTGGTCGAACTGTATGCAGGAGCTTGTGGACATGAGGGACAGTGGGGAACTTGCAAAGCTGGACATCCGCACTATTGCGGTGGACAACATCAGCGAGTTGGAACGTTGCATCCTCTCTGACTTGGGCTTGAAGGGAAAAAATAACGGCGTACCGGCACAGGGGGATTACCAATTCATGCAGTTTAAGCTGGTAAATTCCCTCCGACTTATGAAGTCACTGGGTGTCAACATCATCTGGACGGCATGGGAAGATGTGCGAAGCATCGTTATGCCGAACGGCACCAGCTATTCGCAGATAATCCCGAAAATGTCTGCAAAGATTGTGGATAACATCTGCGGACTTTGTGACATCGTAGGCAGGATTTTTGTTAATAAGGATGGCGAGCACGGCATTCTGCTTGAAGCGATGCAGAATGTCTATGCAAAGAACCAGGTGGATAGCAGGAAGGCGTGCAAAGTTGAAAGTTTGATGAAGTTTGAGGAGGAAGGACATGAAGTTTAAAATCGAGATCATGCAAAAGGGTAAGTATGGAACCGAGACGCTCGTAGGTGAAGTAAACTCTTACATGGCTGCGGAACAGCTTGCCAAGATGATCATAGCGGGATTCGAGGAAACCGAGGTGAAGATTATGGTTGTAGCCAGCAATAAGACACAGGAGGATGCATAAAATGGCGTGGAGTTATAAGAGACAGGAAAGACAGTTCCCGGTTATCCCGGAAGGGGAATACAGGATCAGGATAAATGAGGTCGAGAAAAAGAAGTCAAAATCAAGCGGCAGGGATATGCTGTCATTCAAGTTTGACGTCAGCGGAAGAAACAGTCTGCTGTTCCATAACATCGTTTTTATGGAAGACAAGCCGGAAATGACGAACAGGTTGCTGACGCAGTTCTTTGACAGCTTCAAGGATATTCCTGAAGGGGATTTCAATCTTTCCAACTGGGTCGGCAAGGTTGGTGCCTGTAAAGTCAAGCACGAGGAGAGCGACTACAACGGCGGATCGGTTCAGGCGCGGATTCACTATTTCATCAGCGCGGACAAGGCCGCAACTCTCCCGCCCTGGTCGGAACCGGAGGGAACCAAGGAAAGAAATCCTGACTGGTCGGAAAACAAAGCTGCAGCAGATGATTTCATACCTGTGCCGGAAGGCGTCGGCAGCTTTGATGAAATCCCGCTGTTCTGATCGACATTTTGCGGGGGCTTCGGCTCCCGCTTTTGTTTTTCAGGAGGAATACAGGTGAAATTCGAGACATACAAAAAAGCACATGCAATCGCCAATGATGCAGTGATCTGCAAGGAAGTAATCAGATTTGTGGATGCATACATGCCGCCGAAAGGAAGCGGTTATAATTTCAAGATTGTGCTGCATGACAGAGAGTTTGACTGCCCATCATGGCTGTATTGGGCTATCAGAGACATTTGCGAAAAGAAGAAGGATGAACTGATAAAACAATTTGAAGAGCTGTAATTGGAGGTAATTATGGAAAAACTGAAGCCATGCCCATTCTGTGGCGGCAATGTAGAATTTGCAGATTACGGACAGCCTGGAGAATTTGAGGATTGGGCAGTGTACTGCAAATCATGTAGAATTGCTATGCTGGCACCTGGGCCGGAGGAAGGCTGCATTGCCACCAAGGAAGAGGCAGCAAGGGCGTGGAACCGGCGGGCACTGTCGAAAACCACACAGATCCTCGCGGATATTCTCGATGGGACGCCGCTGCTTTATCCATGCGATAAGATGTGGAGTCCGGAAGGATGGTGCAAGGATCACTGTAAGCCAGGACAACAAGAGCCTGATACAGAGTGCTGGCTGAAATATGCGGAGATCATAGCATCGGAATGAATGCTATTGTGTAATGGAGGTATATTTTATGTCTGAAAAAACAGAAATAATATGTAAGATTGGCATTCTGTCGGCATTGTATGTGGTATTAAGTGCTTTTTTGAAAATTACGATTATCGGCAACATTCAAGTTGATCTCGGATATATAGCATTTGCAGTTGCGCTGTGTGAACTCGGAATTCACGGAACGTATGTCGGAGCAATCGGATGCGCGGTTGAAAGCATCTTGTTTTCAGCCTATGGATTTTCTATAAGTTGGCTGGTGGCAAACATTACAATTGGCATTATATACGGACTGATAGTAAGAAGAAAAGATAATACGCTTTATAAAATAATGGCTGCCGCATTTGGTTGCATCATTGGACTACTGATCTTGAAAACGGTTATCGAATGTGCTTTATACGGCATACCTGTTGCTGTAAAGATTCCGAAAAATGCAGTCGCAATGTGTATGGACTTTGCCACTATGACATTCGGGATAATTCTTTATCAGTTCCTTTTGCCAAAGATGAGATATAAAAATGTGTAAAGCAGAACATACGGTTATAGTATATGGTGCATGTGTGATATGCGGGAAAGATATAGAAGAAAATGGCAATATTTTTGTATGCTTCGATTGTGCCAGAATGATAAAAGGAGAAAAAGCTGATGAACAACAAAAAGCTGGGGAACAACTTCGAGCGCAAGATGTGCGAAATTCTGGCAAGTGACGGATGGTGGGTACACTTCCTGTCTCCGGATCATCGAGGGGCGCAGCCTTTTGATATTATCGCTGTACGAGACGGGATCCCTGCGGCAATCGACTGCAAAACCTGCGAGGATCATATTTTCAGGCTTTCGCGTCTGGAAGATAATCAGGTAAATGCTTTTGCAAAGTGGATGGCCTGCGGGAATGAGCTTGCGTATCTTGCAGTTCTGCATAATGGTGATGTGTATATGGTTTACTATAAGCATCTTGTGAAATTGGGATGCATAGACTTGGATACGATGGAGGCGAGGTATCATGGCGTATCAGTGTAAGCGCGGTGGCGGAGAGTGTGACGGCTGCGGATCCTGTGAAGAAAAGCCAGTTCTGTATGACTGCGTAGGTGAGCCAATTTATGCCGGAGAGAAGTATTATGACTTCGGTGATGGTGATATAGTAAGACAGGACGATCTTTCCGAGTGGGCCAGGCATTTTCTGTGTGAAGCACGAGGTGACGATTGATGACAGGTTATGTCCGTGAGAAAATATTCATTTACGATCCGACACCGGAAATGTACTCCTGGTGTTGGGAGCGTTTGGTAATTGATAATCCTGAGTATGTAAAGAAGCAGAACATGGGACTATGGACTGGCAATATTCCCAGGCAGTTCTTTCTTTACGAAGAAGTTGGAAAAACCTGTCTTGTCCTTCCGTTCGGATGTCTGCATGAAATTCATGAGCGGTTCCCTGATATGGAGTTCAAAAGCCGTATATGCCACGCAGCGGGTTTTCAGTACGATAGCCGCATAAATCTATACCCGTATCAGGGAAACGCCGTACAAGCGATTCTGGAGGCTAGAAACGGCATCCTGGTGATGCCATGCGGATCAGGAAAGACTCAGACGGCGCTTGAAACAGTGGCGCGGATCGGGATGAGGGCTTTATGGATCACACACACGCAGGATTTGCTCACACAGTCGCTGAACCGTGCAAAATCCGTGTATGGCTGCGATCCTGGCAGTTATGGTACAATTACGGATGGCCGGATCAGGATCGGCAGCGGAATCACTTTTGCTACGGTCCAGACAGCCAGCAAGGTGGATCTGACGCCATACCGTGATGAATTCGGTTGCGTGATTGTGGATGAGTGCCATAGAGCCGTAGGATCGCCCACAAAGGCCATGCAGTTTTATAGGGTGCTTAGTTCTTTGTCTGCTCGCTATAAGATTGGTCTGACGGCCACACCGAAGCGTGGAGACGGCCTGTCGCGTATGATGTTTGCTCTGATCGGGGATGTCGTGCATGAGGTTTCCAGGGAAGAAGTTGCCGGAACAACATGCCCTGTGGAAGTCCGTCAGATCGAAACTGGCTATACGCCGGATATGAACATGGCTCTTTGCGGAGACGGCACCATCAACTATGCGGGGCTTGTGGAAGACATGACGCACAACCAGAAGCGTTTTAACGCCGTTCTGAGCGTTATTAAGGAGATCCCTGAAGGGAATCCCACGCTTGTGCTTGCGAACCGTGTGGAGTACCTACAGCGCCTTACAGCG